GAGATTTACCTGCTGCTGGGGCCCTACTGCTCAGCTGGTTGAAGCCGTTGCTGTTCAGGACGCGATAGGCAGAGTCCACATCCGGAAGCTCGGGGCTGCGGGTAATTTGCTGGGCGATCCGACGTGCAGTGTTGTTTCCGATGGAGTAGTTGGCCCGCTGTTGCATTACACGGACGTGATAGTCATTCCGGATGATCAAATCAGCGTGGTCACGGCTGAGTACGGGGCCCGGGTTGTTGGTCGTGCGGCGAATGTACCGTGCAAGACCAGTCATGCCATCACCAAAGGGCGAGTTAGCGGCAGCAGCAGGCTGGCTCATCATTTGAGCGTTGTTGTCGAAGTATCTGTCGAAATCACTTACTAAAGTTCGGCGTATTGATTCTGCTTCTTTCCCCAGGTCCTGACCTGATATGGCAGTACGCATTAGGCGCTTCGCTTCAGCAGTCGCTTGGTTGCGCTGAGGCGCTGTCATTCCTTCAAAGGAATATCCCAGAGAACTGGGGCTTACGGTGCTGATGTACTGACTAACGTCTTTGCTACGGATTTCGCCTTGAGGACCGGTCATCCTGCGCAGCTTCATGTCGCTACGCATGGTTTCTCCCCATGTGCCTAGGCGTTCTGCAAGCTGGGTGTCAACAAGACCATTGCGAAGTGCCATACTCTCACTGGCATTTGCACCAACTACGCCAACACCATTAAGTTTGAACTTCGATACTAAGAACTCGTTGGCGGCGTGCTCGGAGTAGATGCTGCCACGTTGTCCAGCAAGGCGTGTTCCTTGGTTGGTTGCACCGTACAGGGCTTGTACGGACTGCGTCTTGTACTCGTCGTAGTTGAGGTTGCCATTTTTTGCCCTTGCGCGTAGGTTGTTCATGCTTGCAACCAGTCCGCTGGACTTTGTGTCGGCAGCGTTGGGCCGGAAACTTAGGGGACCGATGCGGCCCACGTTGCCGGAGGTGGCAGCCCGGGTCTGACCAATGCGCTGGCCGCGTGTAACGACGCCACCGAGCTCGGAGATAGCGGCTGCGCCTGCTGCGCGTGTAGCTGCTCGGTTTCCGGCAATACCAGGAACCCGGTCGAGGATGGAGTCGACAGCAGTTGCCGCAGCGCGGTCAATATCTGCGCCTACCCCGTTGCGGTAAACAGCGAAACCACGCTTCAGACCGGCATGCCCAGCCAGGCCAACCAGGGTTACCCCCAACACTGCCATGATTGGCGTGCTGGCTTCGGTTAGCTGCTTTTTAAGTTGTTTTTTCTGCTCGAGGTTGTCGCCTGGTGCAAGCTTGACTGTGCCACGGATCAGTGAGTTTCGGCCTCGTTGTACCTGGGCAGGGTTGACCCGGACCACACCCTGAAACAGGTCTTTGGATCCCCGCTGGATGGATGCAATACCTGCCAGTGGGTCAGTTTTGTGGGAAGCAAGCTCGGAGTTCGTGCCTTTGCCCTCGAGCCTGCAGTCCCAGTTGTTGGGGATGCACCGGTTGCCGCAACGCTTGTTTCCTGCTGTGCAGTTGACCGAGTTTCGGGTCTTGCCTGTGCGGGTGGACTTGGGCCCCCGCAGGTCCATGCGCTCTTTTGCTGCGAGGTAGGTGGCTGCTCTGGTGGTGTCTTGTTCTTGGTTTTCCATTAGTACACCTCCCAGGCGGCACGGAGAGCTTCAACTTCGCCCTCGGGAACAGGGGACAGTCCTGCCACATTCTGGCGAGGGAAGAAAGTCGCAATCCCTGCTTTGGCTGCTTTGAGGGAGGCAAAGCCCGTGGCATAGGGACCATCAACCAACGCTCCGTCGCAGACGAAACGAGCGCGGTAGAGCTTGTAGCTCCGGGCTCGGTGGGGACCAAAGACCATCAGTGGGGCTTGGGCACTGCTGTCCGTACGTTGTCCGTCTGGACCTACTAGGAAACCTGCTTTGAGCTCACCGTCTACGTGCGAAACACGGATACGAAGGCCCTGGGCTGCGTAGGTGTCGAATTTGTCCTGCTTGGTGTCGTCTGTAGGCTGTGCCTGTTCATTGCTATCGCCTGGCGGTAGTACCCCTGCTTGTTCCGGAGGATTCAGGACTGCCTCCTGCTGGGCTTGGTAACCCATCATTTGAGATTGGAACTGAGCATCAGTACTGGCGATGAGCTGTTCAGTCACTGCTTGGTTCAGGGTGGTCTCAATCGAGTACTCGGTGCCACCGAAGCGGGCTTCGCGTACCTCGAGAGCATTGAGCACCCCGAGATTGATGTACTGGGCGTCCACCTGCGCTATTTGGAGACGTAAGGCTGCTTTTTCGCTGTCCGTCTGCGTAAACACGCTGGGGAAGCTGGTCGCCCAGGAGGACGGCACACGTCCTCGGGTTGGGCCCTGCTTACTTGCCAGTATGTACGTGAAGATCTCTGTGATCGGGGTACGGCAGTAGACCTCCTGCCATTGCTCGACCAAGGAAGCCCAGACCCGTTCTTCGAAGCGGCCTTCTTTACCCAGGCCACCAGGGGAATCACCCATCAAGATCGAGGCGGGCCAGCCGGTGGCAGCCTGAAGATCTTTGACGAAGGGATCGGTGGCGTTAGCGATGTTGCCCAGAGCGCGGTTGAGGAAGCTCAGCTCCTCTTCGGTGTCGACCACCATGCCGCCGTAGATCGAGCGGCTCAAGTTGTTGGCCTCGAGGCGTTTTCGAATGTCGCTTTCGTTTCCGGAAGCGATCCGTTGGAATAGACCTGGGATCTTGTGAACGAACATGTCCGCATCGGAGGTCATGTTCTCGAGGCCAGCCATGGCGGACTCGTAACGCTTGTAGGACTCCCAGATCAACTGGAGGACGGATTGACCCCATCCAGTGTTCCGTGCTCGGACACGCCAGGGCAGATACATGCCGTCGAAGCGGGCCACCCGGCTGCTGTGGATCCTGACGTTGACATACGCGGCTTGCTGGGCATCCGTGATCTTCTGACTGGTGGTAATCCGGTAGTGGGTTGGCTTGGACCAGTCAGTGATCGTGAAGTCCTCGGGTAGCAGTTCCCAGCGGGAGAGGGGGATATACCCGTTAATGGCGCGGATGTTGTTTGTATTAACAGGCTCGGCTGGATCTTCGACTCCGTCGTCGATTAGGAGGACGATCCCGGCTCCCCCGTACAGGCGTTGAAGCTTGATGACTTCGGCTAGCGCTTGGTGGAATTGGCTGTCCTTAAGGAATTCTTCAAATGCCGAAATAGTGTCGTTGGCATTTGGGTCTTCGTCCCCACCCAGGGTGATGGATGTGCGGTGCCTCAGGATCTCGTCCGAGATGGCATCGACGTATCGCCGGGGGATTCCGTGGGAGTACAGAGCCTCAAGATCTGACTGTCCAAGGAAAGAAGGTGTGGCAATACCCGTAAAGACCGTTCGATCCTTCGAAGACATGCCCATTCCAGTCAAAACATTGACCAGGGCTCCGTCGTTCCGGAATTCTTCGGAAGTGGTTTCGGACACGACGACTATGGAATGCGACCTTACATCCAAGTTTAGGGACTTTTATCGATCTTTTTGTATGGTGTAGAAAGATCGAGTTTTGATGCAGAAAGATCGAGTTGCTGTGCAGATAGATCGATGTTTTACGCCGATAGATCGATTAACGGTTGAGATAGATCGAGTTTGGTATTAAATTTTTGCTGTTTAGCACGACTCTTGAGGGTGTAAAAGCCCTTGGTACGCTGCGGTAACGGCGTTCTTAGTCCTCGGTGTATCACCAGATCGATGGTACTAATTTGTTGCCTAAGAAATCAGCTAAAGAACGGTTTAGGCAAAGTATTCTTCGAAGGTGGGGTTCTTCGTGCGCTTATTGCGGGGATGAGCTTGGCAAGTGTGCCACGCTCGATCACGTCGTACCACGTATCAAGGGTGGATTAACCCATCAGAGAAACCTTGTGGCTTGTTGCTTGGATTGCAATTCGCGTAAAGGCGCCCTCGATTGGGCTGAGTGGTTTCGTAATCAGGGTTTTTGGGAGCAGCAAAGGGAGACGGAGATCCTGGAGTGGTTGATGGATGAGGGCGTTGACTGTGGTTAAGAATTCCCCCACCTCTCAAGGGCGGCGCGAACTAGGTCGATGTGGCCAATTCCGGCATCCTCGATCTCGCCGGAAAGCTCAAGGATCTCCATGACGGTCGGCGGCTCCGGCGGTGGGGTGGCTAGGGCAGCGCGGGCGCGATCCATTACATCAGCCCATTCCTCTGTGCATTCCACTAGGACATGGCCTTGAAGCTCTGTCAATTCAACCAGTAAGGAGCGAAAGTCGGGGGTGGTGGTCATGATTTAGTTTCCAGTTCGGTAATAATTAGTGGAATTGCCCAATGAGGCAACCAATGAGAACATGCCTCTGGAATTGTCACATGCGGCGGGTTGGGATAAGGGCGCGGAAAGAACACGGCTCTTAAAGTCCAACGCTGATAAGAATGCGTCCATACCCAACAGAAACCCGCATCGGCATGTTCAGTTGGCCTTCCTATGCAATCTGACGCTTCAGGCATCCTTTCAGTGACAGGGATCGGTTCAATGGCTGGTCGAATTGAATAAGTCATTTTGCCAAGCAGGTTAAACAAACGCTCAATGCTGACATTCCGGTCAAGGCACACTGCCTCGGCAATTTTGCGGCCAGCAGGCGTCAACAGGCTGGACTTCAAGACAGGGTGGTTCATGAGTGGTAGGGAAAGGGCCGCCGAAGCGCCTCCAGTTCGGTGGCGATGGCAAGGAGTTTGCGCCGCGTCTCAAAGCGTTGATCTTGCTTAAACTCATCAGGCGCAATAGAACCGGTGCTGCCAGGCCGCATTCCTCGACGACTAAAAACTTCTTTC